AAGTGCTTTACTATTTACTCGCAATTTGTTGCTTTCAAGTAGGGTTTTAAACTTGGCACAAGCCGATAATTTTACTTTTTGTGTAGTTGTGTAGCCTTTACGCTTCTTGCCCCGTTCGCTGATAAAGATGCCAGGAATATTAGACTCACCAAACTCTCTTAATGAGATCAATGCGGCTTCACCGATGCTATTGTTTTCGATAGAGTAGTACAAGTTGTTTGGTTGACCTGTACACTCTACGATATATTCGTTTATCTGCTTTAGTAATTTGATCTGATTTGGAATGTCTGTTTTATTGTTTGTCCATTCGCAAATCTGAGTAGTTGTGTTTGCTTCGAACACTTGGATAGCACAAGGATCAGAACCTGTACCTAACGACGGGTCCAAGCCTACTACATACACCCGATCTTTTTTAGGTTTTTGAAACCATCTGATCTGACCTTGCTTTTCGATCGGGTCAATGCCCTCTAATTTAAACAATGTATTAGGATTGATCAGAGTTTCATCAGCAATAATAAATTCACAACCAATCTCACGATTGAATCTGTCTTCTCCTAATTTAGCTTTGATTTCCTCTGCCCATTTTTCATCTCTTCCGGGCTGTTCATTCCAGTATGCACGATACGCTCTGAAACCATTCACACCAACTTCTTGTTCTTCACCCTGAGAATTGATCATTTTGTTTGCTTGCTTCCAGATCAATGCAAACTGATCTTCGTCTGAGTTAGGAGTAGAAGTGATGATACATTTACCACCTGTTGCTAGTGTTGGAGTGATAGAAGTCCAAAACTCTTGTGCGATAGTGGGTCTTACGAACGCAAACTCGTCAAGATATAATAACGTGATAGACATACCACGACCTGTGTTTTCAGTTGTAGTAGCACTTACAATTCGTGAACCATTTTCAAAGTCGAGCGAACCTTTATTATAAGTTACGACACCTGCTTTGATATGTGTAGGACAGTTTTCATATGCATATCTGATACGTTGCATGATCTCTTGTGCGCCGGCGTATTTGTGTGCGGCAATAAGAATAGTAGAATCAGGAATAAACATAGCATACCACAACAAATAACCTGCGGCGCTTGTAGTCTTACCTGACTGTCTAGGCATCAGTGCGATAGATGATCGATAGTTATGATAGGTGTCGATTAAGCGTTTCTGATACTTATAAGGGTGATATTGAATACTACCCCTAGTAGGATGCTGGATGTAAAAGAAATTATCCATGAAGTGTAAGTAACCCGTTTCAGGGTCACAGCACTTGATAAAATCTTCTAAGTCCTTATCAGTTTTGAATATTGTTTTCTGATAAGGCGTTTTGATTAATGATTCTGTTGCCATCGTCTTCCCTTTTCAAAATATTTATTGCTATCCGAAAAAGACGGCTGAATGAAATTGTCTAAATTTGCCAAATCATTTTATATCCAATGGTTTAGCCTTAGTCACTACGATGCAATAATAATGTTCTTTGACTCTCTGTTCTTCATCTCCAACAGGAACGTTCAATTCAAACTCCATATTGTTGAATAGATCGATCTTAAAACCTGTACGCATCAACAATGCGGCTAGTTGTTGTGTTCCTAGAATGCTATAATGATTCAAATTGAATTCATGTCTACGTTCACAATCAGGAGCAGGCACTTCGATATACATCTTGGCACCTTGTTTTAGCACACGATTGTACTCCATCAGAGTAAAGATAGGATAGGGGCTATGCTCTAATGCGTGACGGCAAAAGATAAAGTCTACACTTTCATCATAGTATCCTTCACCTTGAGGCAAGAAAGAAAGGTCGTATCCTTTGATAGTATGACCTTTATCTTTACAGATTTTTACATCGCCCGGGCTTAATGTCACGCCAGTAACATCAGTATACCCTCGAGATTTCATCTCGTCTAAAAAGTAACCGGGGCCACAACCCATATCTAAAATCTTAGCGTCTTTAGCAACGTTAAGAGGATCGATATATTCTGTGACTACTTGTGCAGTAAGTGATTTATGAAATTGACTGTCGCCTTCATCGTAAATGTGGGCAGTGTACAACCATTCGTTATAGAATTTTAGTTTGATCAAGTCTAGCGTTTTGTTAATATCGTAAGGGATTTCCATCTTTGCTCCTAATCATGATGTGCTGTAGATATTTATTGGATGTTACGTGAGTGATAATTTATTTTTTACCCAGGCATCGATTTTTAACCCTAGTTTAGCCAAAACGTGTCTAGTGAAATGTGTATGATCTATTTCAGAGGATAAAGGTACATAGATACTATCCAAATTTAATTTATTCCAAAAATCATAGATTTCTAACTCTGTGTTAGTATAGTTTTTCCCTAAACTTTCGGGAATAAGAAGCAATATAGATTTCTTATGCTCAATAGCAATTTCGATAAAACGGTTACATCTGTATATGTAATCAGACAACGATCCAGGATCAATCATTAATTCATTCATTATACTTATAATAATCAACTCTGGGTTATCTTCTATATTGCTGTGATGTGGCTGATAACCAAAATTCATAGGTTGTATAATGTAATTAGTTTTACAACTAGACCATATCGGCAAAGACAGGCATCCCGCATATATTTTTACTTTTGGCTCATCACTGCTAAATTTTAGTTCTTCTTTGGTATCTATTATTTTGCTAGCAATTTCAAAATCAACATGTTCTATATAAGATACATCTCGGTGAGGTATATTAATATCAAAAGGTATTTTAAGGGTATGCTTGATATAATCTGCACAATAATTTTCTATCCCCATATCTAATACCCTACAAGAAAAAACAAAATGCTCTATTTGTTGTAGAGCCTCGTCCGTAGAGAAATAACCAATCAATCCATAATAACCATACTTGTCCCATGCAAATACTACATAATTCTTTCTGTTCTGAATATGTGCATAGGGCATTAAATGATCATCGATGCATGGAAATCTTGTTTTAGTAAAGTTCAGTCTATTTGATCTATTAACTAATTCACATATTCTATCGTAAAATAAAAAACAATTGTTATTATTAGTTATAGAGATTTTTATATCACTGTCTTGCAAGAAGGTAAGATTATCTTTATCAAATGATTTTAACTCTAATATCTTATACTGTTCTGTTCTTGATTTACCTTGAGGTATATCAAACGAGTCAATAAAGTCAGTAGTATTTTCTACACTGATATCTGGACAAAAGTATTTTACTTCATTGGTGTTTATTGTATTGTCATCTACGAACAATACATGAGTTTCGTTTAATTGACAGCTTTCTATTATTTTCTTTACTGCGGGTCCTTTAGGCAAATATTCGATGACAGGAAAAACAAATAAATTCCATATGCCTAATGATTCTAAGAAGGGTTTAGTTTTCGCTAGATTGTTTTTACTACAGACAGAATGTATTATTCCGCATTCTTCGGTTTGTTTTATGAATTGTATGGCTTTATGATTTATGTCACCAGTAGAGTTTGTTTCACCTACACTAGATTCCCATAATATGCCATCTAAGTCCCAAATGATTAGTTTTATCATTCACGTTACGTGATTTCTTGCCACTCAATACTTGCGTAGACATCTTGGTTAGTACCAGTTGTAGCCATCATTATAGTATATTCATATGCTACGCCTGTGAACGGATCTCTCTCAAGCTGATATTCAAAAGTGAATGGTTCTTGTATGGGCGCACCTGTACTTTGATTAGTGCTATTCAAAAAAGTTTGTTCTGCGATGCTACCGCTAACCAATGCTGTAGGCGCTAGATTATATTCTACTGAACTATCTGCCGCTGAACTTACCCAACTACCACCGCTTGTGATTGCTTTTTTATAGACACGATATTGGAACAAACTTCCTGACACGGGAACTATCGAATAGTTCATAGGTATGACGACAGCGTTTAGATTAGTGCTTTTCAATCTTATAGAAAGTACAGGTAAGAAACTTTCATCGTTAGGTAATCTAACAGGAGTGCCTATCACATGTGAGGCTGCTCTAGGATTGCCTGATCCTGCTAACTGAAAACCACCTTCGCTGATGACAGAACTACAAATCTGTGTCATCATGCTATTGCCAGTAGTTGTACCAGTGTTAGTAATTTCATATCTGATAGGCAATGTTGCTGTAGTCATGTAAACTTTTGTATTGCCAACTTGGTTAGCATGATTGAACTGATGACAAATAATATAAGCACCATTTATCACAAATCCTACACGAACACTACCTACACCTAACCACTCAACATCGGCAAACATGATCTGTGTGCGATCTGGATATAATGTGATACCTGAAGGATTAGATGCACCACCCAGTCCATCTAATGTGTCAACGTTCCACGCATCTTGTCTGACTCTTTCTTCCGAACCATATGATCCTGAACGAATGACCATATAGTTATATGTACCATCGTTCTCAAAGAACACACCGTCATTACTATCAAACAAGCCTACACGCTGACGCAAGTTAGGCTCGGGTGTGTTCATACAGAATGTGTTTAATGTGAGTTGGCTCTTGCCAGGCTGATAAGGGAATGGTTTGAGTGTTTCACGCAACACGCTGTCACCTGAAGCACTACCTACATTGAGTTGATAACTACTTTGGTTAGCAACATATACTACATTGGCTGTGCCTGATGTATTGCTTGCGAACTGTCCATGGTCATAATATCGTGATCGTGTATCAAATAGTGTGTAAGGTTCGCTTGTTCTCAATCGTCCAAATGCGTCTGCTACTGCGCCGCTAAATGCCGAGATGACTACGCTGGCATCGTCTGCTAATATAACATTGGCAGTACCACTGATACCAACATTACCAGACACTACCCAAGGATCTGTGCCTTGTGTGACTTCAATATTAGCATTTGTGATGTTGGCATCTACAGAACCACTTACTGTGACATTACCCGAATCTATAATGACAGGAAGTGTGTTTCCTGATATGTCTACGTTGCCAAAACTTGTGATACCAACATTGCCTACTATGATATTAGCATTACCTATGCTTACGTTTGAATCTGTACGTAGATAGACATTGCCGCTAACAGTATCAAGTGCTAGTGCTTCTGTTATGTTACGTAAATACCAAGGTTTTACGTCTGCTGGTGTTGGTTCTGCCATTTATTACTCCCAGGGTCTTCCTTCTTGCAATCCACTTGGATGTGGGTTAGGCGTAGAAGTATTGCCTACATAAACAGAGGGCAATAAACTTAAATTCGCTGTGTTTAATGTTCTATAACAGGGCAAACTTGTATTTGCTGTAGGTCCACCTTGTCGTTTTAATTCTGCAATATCTATTCTTTGTTCTTGTAGATACTGTTTAGTCTGTCCTGCCTGTAGGGGCTTGAAATAAAAAATATCAGTATCTTCATCGATATCAGTGAAAGGGTCCGTACCTGACGCACCTACAAAATTAAGTGAGGCTATAGTATCAGTGGGTGCATCTACTGAATTTGAATCGGGGTTGCGTTCAAGTGACATCACTTCATAGTAGCCAACAGTAAGTCCCTCTGCCACGGAAGCCGCTGTTGCAACTTCTGCAATGGTATTGGCAGTGTCTAGTGCTAGGATGTTTATCAATCCTGTTAAGCCTTTGACTGGGACATTTATCGATGCCATGTATTACCTCTTGTAACCCTTGAAAGGTTTTACTGGACTTTCTGTGTTGATAGAAGGTAACTCTACTGATTCTAAATCGCCCTTGTTCATATCTTCCCATTTTGAACCAACTGCTTTGTATGCGGCTTTTAGCATATTTGCTTCTTCTTCAGTGTAGGGCATTGCTGTATTAAAAGTACCTACCCAGCTTTCGCTATCTAAGTCTATTACTTCATTAGGACCTTCACCTGAAGCGGTCGCCGCGGCCATCATTACACGATTTAATTCGTAGGTGCGATCTCTGCCGTCGACATCTTGAAATTTATGAAGACCTTTAGTAGCGTATCGTTGACGTTTAGATACGTAACCTTTTTTGACTTCTGTTATAAACTCTTTTGCTCTCATTATGGGGTTTCTTCTGTTGTGATAGGTTCTGCTGTCTCTGTAGACATTAATGAATCAACATATCCGTCTAATGCGATAGGCAAGCCTTCAGGAGCGTCTCCCTGATATGCAACTTGGTATGTGATAAAATGATAAAGTGACTGGCTAGAGACTGTTGCTGTATTGGGAGATACTAAAATTCTTACATTGCCGCCAGACACATCCATATCATAATTTGTGACAACAGGATCTCCCCATTGTGTCGTACCATAAGCAGTAAACTTTACTGCTGTACTATTAGCACTCAATTGTGCATCTAGTTTGATGTCTTGTTGATTGATAGTACCCGGGTCGTTTGATTTGATAAAGAACTGACCTAGAGAAAAAGCATTAGCAGGTGCTTCAAAAATCACCTGACTAGCAGTATTTCCTGTAGTATAAGAGTCAGTAGATAACCAACCTGTGTTATAGAGTTGACTGAAATTGTTATTGATCTTACCAAACGCAACTCTTAACGGGTCACCTTGACCATCGTTGGGTAGAGTACCAATGTTAATGATTTGTTGTGCCATAGCATGTTCCCAATATTATATTGTATTTATCGTTTGGGGAAAGCTATAAGGATTTACTGAAAGTATTCGATAACGCTGTCTGCGATGTATTCTACTTCAGTATCAGTAAGTTCGGGATAGATAGGAAGGCTAAGAACTGCCCTAGAAATCACATGACTTTTACTAGTAAAGTCTGGTTTGGTGTTGCACAAAAGACCTATAGGCATCTCAGATATAACTCTATCATAGTGAACTCTGATTTCGATACCCTTTTCCATAAGGTGTTCCATTAGACTGTCTCTGTGTTCATGCGTGAGTAGTACAAACTTCTGATCTGCGTGACGATCAAACCCTGCGCTCATGCATCTTAAGTCTGGGTGTATGTTCTTGAATCTGTTGATCCAATATAATCTGATCTGCTTTCTACGCTCTTGCCACTGATCGATATACTGAGTACGCACTAACAGCTGGGCACAATCTTGCTCACTGATCTTGCTATTCGTGCCGTAGTGTGCGTTGAAGGGTTTTCCGTTATTGACGTAAGCATCTGCGAAAAGTGCAAGGTCATGAGAGTCGGTGACTAACGCACCACCGTTACCTGACGCAGGTAGATTTTTTGTAGGGTCGAAACTGATAGCCATACCGTCACCGATATTGCCGTCTGCAATCAACCAGTGCTGTGCCCCGTCAATATAATTTAGAGCAAACGTTTGATTGGAGCTTGGTACATCGATTGGTGCACCATACAAGCCCACATAACACGAAAGTAATATATCAGTTCCG